TACGTGGACGTGCGACCGCTTGCGGATCCGTTGTAGATCGTCAACGTCTGCGATCCCGTCCCGGTGCTCAACTGCGTGGGCGCGGGGTAGAGATGGTTGGTATCATCCCAGAGCGTGTAGTACACGCTGTAGGCCGGGAACTGCGTGGGGAGCCAGTTGGCTAGGAGCCATACCCAGCGCGTCGAATCGGTGCCTGTGCTATCTCCAACGACCTGGATCACCACGTTTTCCAGATTCCGCGCCAATTTGTTGAGGACCGGCTGCATCGCGGCGCTGTTGTGGCCCGCCAGAGACGGGATGCCGAGGGCCTGTGGACTCAGGATCGAGGCCATTACTGCACCCCCGCCATCTGGCAGGTAATGGCCCCGGCCCCAGCGAAGCCGCTGAGGACCGCGTAGAACTGGCCGAAGCCGCTGGATGGGAACGTCACCGCGTCAGCCCCGCCCGCAGGGACCTGGAGGGTTGCGAGGGGCACGAATGCCGTCCCGCCCGCAAGCGCACCGTAGATCATGACCGTCCCCGCCGCCGTGTCGCTGCCGTTGGCCAGGATCGTGACGGTGCTGGAGGTGTTCTGGGCCGTTGCTCCCTGCCCGTTGGCGGAAACCGCATTGAGGAGCGTCTGCACCGTGGCGCGGCTCGCCGTGGTCGGGATGGCGGGCTGGTCTGTGGCGAGGACCACCGGCACCGCTGCGGACTTGGCGGCGGCTCCCAGGGCGAGGTTGGACCCGCCCACGCTCCCGAGGTCCATCCGCTGGCGGTCAACTGTCCCGGCAGCGGTGGTGATCTGGATTGCGTCCACCACCGGGCCGGTGTTGGACGTGGTAGCGGGGAGGGTTATTCCGGCGTCGCTCATGACCTACTCCTGGGTGGGAGCCGCACTCGGCTCGGTGGAGGCCTTCAGGCCCAGGGCCACGCCATGGGCAGCGGCGACAGCGGCCAGGGCGATGGCGAGGTCACGGATGGAGACGGATCCGCTCTTGGCCCACTCCTGGCGTGCGGCGAGGCCCAGCACGGCCAGGGTGTCGATGAGCCAGGACCAGCGCCCCAGGTCGTGGGTGCGGTTGTCCCGGCCGGTGACGAGCTGCAGGAGGGCGCTCATGCCAGTTGCCCCTTCACGCGGGCGAGGACCATGCCCTCGCAGTGGTATTCCTGGACCAAGCGCATGGACTCCAGGGTGATCTCCGCGCGGAAGAGGTGGCCCAGGGCGTCGGGATGGGTGGCCACCAGCCGCCGGTAGCGGATGGCCTTCCGGCGCTGGTGCTCAAGGGCGACGCCGAAGTTCGGCTCCATCACGCCACGACCTGCAGCAGGGTCTCGCCCGTGGCACGCAGGGCCACGCGGTCATCGTGGGACAGGACGATGCAGCCCTCAGAGGAGTTCATGGGGTCGCTGGAGCTGGCCCCGTGGATCCGGAAGTTGTTCCGCCCGAAGGTTTCTCCCGAGACCTGCACCAGGATGGCGACGATGGGCCCGAGGCCCGGGTGCTCATCCTGCCATTCCGCGATCTTGTAGAGCCCCTGCGGAAGGGGCCCGATGAAACGTAGGTGCTGCGCCGCGGGGTTGTTGTAGCCGTGGATGTGGTCGGGGTTGACCTTTGGCCGGGAGTCGTTCCCCGCGAAGCCCTTGGCGATCCTCTGGCCGTTGCGCGTCACAATCCCGGTGGACTGGCTGTGGATCAACATGGCGGGGATCTCCGTAAGCCCCAGCCTCATGCGCCCGTCCAGCCGGCGCATTCCACTACCAACCACTCCTGCGCACTAAAGACCTCTTCTGCGTACTAAACACCACTCCGAGGCCTACCCAGCCCGGAACGTCGTCCTGGACGCCAGCACGAGGAGCAGGTCCTCCAGGTCGACATCCACCCTCCTGGCCCGTCCTGTTTTTCCGTTGGCATTCCGGTAGAGCACCTGGGCAACGCCCGTCTCAGGGGTCCACTCGTCGCGGAATCGCCTAGGCTTGATCCCGACGATAGCCGCGGCCTCCTTCACGCAGATCCAGGTCATGCCCACACCCCCCCGAGTTCCTTCTGCGCGGCCGGGTCCTGCCCAGCCTTGGCCTCGGACGCGAGGTCCTCCATCCACCCCAGGAGGCCCGTTGCCCCTCCGCCCATCACGAGGTAGTTCACCAGCTGGGTGAAGGCATCGACCTGGTCGTCGTGGGCGCCCTTCGGGAACGTGTAGAGCTCCTCCAGGAAGGCGTCAACCCAGGCCGCACCCAGGGGCACGAAGATCCGCCGGGCCTCCCAGGTAGGCACGACGACCGTGGCTCGGGAAACCTTGTCCGTGTCCACCTTGACGGCGACAATCGGGAGGCTGGTCTCCATGCGCAGCTCCTGGATTAGGCTCTGGCCCGAGGCCTTGTCCTCGATCAGCAGGGCCGAGATCCCGTGGGCCGCCGCCCAGGCCTTCGCCTTTTCCTTCAGGGCCGGGTAGGCCATGCGTCCCAGGGTGTGGTCGATGAGGTAAATGCCGCGGTCGGTCTCGGCACCCAGGAGCCCGCAGCTGGGGTCGTTCTGGGTGCGCTCCTTGAACGCGGTGTCCCAGCTCATGATCAGGCGCTTGAACGCCGGCAGGGGCAGCGTGGGGTCATACCACTGCACGAAGCCCCGCTTGAAGATCTCGCCCTCCTTGGCCGCCGGGCGCTGTTGGTGCTGGCCGGCGTAGGCCGAGGATGCCAGGCGCCGCTTTTCCATGGCGACGACGTCGGCGGGGAACCGAGCCGGGAACATGAGCTGCCCTTCCTCCAGGCGCGGATCCACCCAGCCAAGCCCGGTGGGCCGGGCGGGGGCCTTTTCGGTCGGGACCTCGTATTCCTGCCGGATCAGCAGGAGATCCCAGTCCTGGCGCTCTTTCTCCAGGATGTGGCCGGTGAGGTCCTCCTCGTGCAGGCGCTGCTGAATAAGGCACCTGGTGCTGGTGCGGGCGTCGGCGACACGGTTGGCCGCCCCGTTGTCCCACCAGTAGTTGATCTGGTCCCGATCGGCCTTCGAATCCTGGCCGGAATCGTTGGGGTCGTCCACGAAGATGCCGTTGGCCCGCTCGCCCACGATCTTGGATCCGGCCGGCTGGCACTTCCGGAAGCCCTGGGAGCTGTTCTTGAAGTAGCCCTTCGCGTTCTGGGCCCGGTCGAAGGTCCACTTGGGCCTGAAGGCCTTCTGGTACCAGCTGCTCTCCAGGATGTCCCTGCACTTCATGGAATCCCGCAGGGCGATCGCCTCGGATCCCGAGAGGAACAGGCCGCGCCAGGTGGGGCCGCCCGTGGGGTGGTCTTTGCGCTGAGCCCAGATCCAGGCCGGAAGGCAGACCGAGACGATGGTGCTCTTCATGCTGCCGGGGGGCACGTTTATGGCCAGGTTCTGGAACCCGAGCCGACGCTCCACCAGGGCCTGGAGGTGGCTGCACATCACGTCCAGGTGCCAATTCCAAATCAGGGGGGTCGCGGGTTCGATGATGGGCCACGCCTGGCGCACGAATTCGGCCAGGGATCGCCTGGCCAGCTCCGAGCGGATCTCCTCAAGCGTTGGCAGCAGCTTCACTCTCGCCCTCCGAAAGCGTCGGCGTCACCTGGGCCAGGAGCTTCATGAAATCCAGGAGCTGCTCCTGCGAGAGCTTGGACAGGTCGGGCCGGGCCTCCAGCGGGATAGGCCCCCCGCCCGGGCCGCCCAGCTCGTGCCGCTCCACGAATTTCAAGCCGGTGTGCAGCCCCACCAGCTTCAAGGCCTGCACCCGGGCGGAATGGCTGGAGCCTTCCCCCGTCCGGTTCCCTTCCGCCCAGAGCCGGAGCAGCACCTGGTCGGCCGTCACTTCGATCCGCTGGGACCTCGCTTCGAGGGCTTCGTCAATGGCAGCGCGCACCCCAGCATTTCCCAGCAGCCGCGGGCCGTTCACGTCCGCGTTCCCGGAGGTGTAGCCGGCCCGGCGATAGGCCGCCGAGGCGTTGAGATCCTTGAGGTATTCCCGGATGAAAAGCTCCTGCTTCGGGCTGAGCTGGCTCATCGCATCCCCCTCCTGGCTTCCAATGCCGCCCAGGCCCTCCGGATCGGATCCGGCCGGCTGGAGACGTCCTCCAGCGGCACCTTGACCACGAGGCGCGATCGGTCGCCTTCTCTCCAGGCCAACAACCAGTTGAAATCCCCAGGAACCGCGGCAAGGGTGATCATGATTTCTCCCAAAAATCATCAGGCCCGAAGGCCCACAGCAGCACGAGGCACACCACGAGCACGACCAGGTCGCGGAGGGTGCCCAGGGTTCTCACAGGCGCTTCCCCTTGGCCTTGGAGGCATTACCCGCGGCCTTGGTGACCCTGGCAACGGCCTCGTAACGCTCAGCGCGCCATGCCTTCCGACGCTCAAATTGCAGGTGATCCTCTGCCTCGTGGCAGATCGGGGAGCCGCAGGTTTCACGCATACCTATGCCGCCCAAAGGATCTACCTCGATCCGGTAGGGCTGCTGCTCGTTTCCCTCCGCCTGATAGGCGTAGAACGTCCGCCCGCAGTGGGGGCAGATCCGGCCCAGGGTGCGGGTGAAGACCTTCTCGCCCACCCGGCGGGGCGTGATGTCGGGCTGGGCGAAAAGCTCCCGCTGCTGGGCGTGCCAGACCCGGTCCTCGGGGGTGAAGGTGGCCAGGGGGCTCATGCGGGCACCTCAGCCAGACGCTGGAGGCCATCGCCCTGGCGCATACGTGCCCCAGGAGGGGGTGAATCGTTCTCGGGCGGGTCCATGGCCCGGTTGGTCACCTCGGCCTGGTAGTATGCCTCCCAGGGCCCCAGTTTGCCGAAGAAGTGCTGGGCCGCCTTGATCCACTTGCCCTCGGATCGGAATTCCCGAACGGCCCGGGCTGCGATGGCACGGCAGACATCGAGGTCCCCGCCCTTCTTGACGATCTCCGCCAGGCGCAGAGCCAGGTCGGGGGCACTGCTGACCGGGACGGGCTGGCGGGGCTTCTTCGGATCGAACTCGGGCTGGGTGTCGGACTTGTGGTGCGGCCAGGTGTCGAGGATCTCGGAGATGGTGTCCAGGATCTCCGGGGGATGAGCCTTGGCCCACGAAGGGACCCGGGGGGGCTTCGCCGGCTTCGGTGCCGACAAATCGTTTAATCTTTTCTGGGGAGCGGGAGCGGGAGCGGGAGCGGGAGTGGGGGTACTCTGCGCGCGTGTATGGCAGTCATGTTCCTCCGAACGGTCGCCATCGTCTGGACATTGGTCGGTCACTGTCCGGTCACTGTCCGGCGTTCGGCGTCCAGGGTCCGGACAAGGGTCGGACTTGTCGCGCCGTGCGGCTTCTCTTCGCCGCCGTTTCTGGACGTAGTCCGGCACATGGTGCCACAGGTCGTGCACCTGGAACTTCCCGGGGCGGTCGGGAACCTCCTCGATGAAGCCGAACTCCCCGTCTCCGCCGGCGGTCAGCAGGGCCTGAGTAAGAATGCCGGGCTCTCCGTCCCAGCACGCCGCCGTTTCAACGTCCTGGGAGTCGCCGAGGTATTCGTCCCCGTTCTCATAGCAGCTGGACCAGAGGAGCTCGAGGCTGC